GGATATATAGTTGCATCCATCCAACTAGTTCTTGCTTCTGTGCCTGTATACCAAACACCACCAGGCACTTTAGTTAAAGCCGATTCACCATAATTATATACAACATACTTATCATTAAAAGTAGCTGTCGATGATGGGTAATACCAAGTAACCTCAGTAAATAAATTATTTAAACCTGCAGCAACTTGTTGTCCTTTTGTAGTATCAAAATTAGTAAACACAAAATCCTCTACAGAACATGGTAATGATTTAACTGTACCATCAAATAAAAAGAACCCGTTTGGTGATAACCAAAAAGCTGCCCCATCTATTTCTACAACAGCATTCTTGCCTATCAAACCACAGTTTGTTCCAACTTGATCTAATTGGAAAGTAAAAGGAGCTCCTATAAATTTCATTGTATATAAAGCGTTGTCGGTCCATATTAAAATAACTTCTTTTGCTTTTATGGCTCCGACTATTTTTGTTCCGTCTTGAATCCTTAAAGTACCAGCTGAGTTTGTTGCAGATGGAGTGTAGCTATTAATATCTTCTTGATCAGAAAATCTTATAAACATATCATCTTGTGTGGTTGTCGTTCCAATAGTTGTTTCTGTTCCAAAATGTATTAAGTGACGTGTTGTTGGTGATATTAATGTGACTCTTGATGCAGTAGGATTATTTCCTGTTTCAAAACCAGATGTTGTAGTTGATGCTCTATTTAATAAAGGTGTTGCAGCTCCAGCATTCCATGTAAATGTTTTGCCGTTTGCAATAGTTGCTATAAGAACTTGTCCAAAATTATCTAGACTCCAAAGACCTGGTTCTAGAACTACAGTAGATGCATTTACTGCACTACCAAATCCAGAAAAATTTGTAGCGTTTGTTACCGTAGCACCACTGCTATGTGCTTGTCCATTTGATGTACCAAATGTTGCTGTTCCATTTGCACCTCTGGTAATACCTGTTAAATCATTTGAACTTATACCTGTATAAGTTATTAACTCGTTACCAACAGCTATTGTTCCAGCAGTTGGAAAACCTGTTACAGATGTTAAAGTTATTGCTGTACCTGATCCTCCTGTACCAGCAGTATCTGCATTAAGAGCACCGTTTAAAGTTGTAGTAGTAACACCTGACACTGTTCCACCGTAATTACCAATACCAAAACCATAACCATAAGATTGTGCTACCGGTCCTACCTTTTCATAAGGTATAACACTACAAGATCCACCACCCGCTGCGCCGGTTGTGGTCTGTGTTCCTGTAACAATTGCAATTAAAGAGGATGTAACTCTAGTTACTTGAAACAATTTATCTTCAAAAGCAGCATTAGTTAGACCAATACCACTTGGTACTGTTACATTATCTAATAAAATAATATCACCTGATTCTAAATTATGTGCTGAAGAAAATGTTAAAGATACTTCTTGTGTTGCATCTTGAGCAGACATAACAACAGAACTAATCGTAGCTTTTACTGGTGTAACATCATGAAGTTGTCCCTCAAAATATACAAGTAAAAATTTATCTGTTCCTAGTGCAACATATCTATTACCATCTAGATCAACAAAAGAGTGTTGTTTTCTAACTGCACCGACTATTGTTTCTGAAACTAATGATGACCAACCACCAACCTTTTCGGGTAGACCATATCTAAATCTTACATTGTCGGAATCTACCCACCTATTTTCTGCACCAACAGTTGTGTCCTGTTTGTCTATTCCGGGAGCAAAAGGAAACTCAACAAGAGCCATAATATTACTCCTACTGGTTGGTTGACTTCAATACCCAGCCAACAGTTACATTAGCATAAACTAAAGTCGATGCTTGACCATTAACATTTAAAACTAAGTTAGAAGTTCCCGCATTTATTTTGTGACTATTTCTATTTATCGTAAGATTATTAGATGCAAAAAAGTTACCACCATCTATTATAGTAACCTCATCTCCAGTAGCAGCTGCTGCTGGTAGTGTTATTGTTATAGGGTTAGTATTTGTTATTGCAAAAATTTGTTCTCCTGCAACTGCTGTATGAGCAGTAACAGTTGATGAATTTACTGTAAGATAGCCTTTATTTAATAAACCAAGATTTACGTTTGTAGCATCTGAATATACTAACAAATGTGCACCTGCAGGGACAGTAACCCCGGTCCCCGATACAGTTTTAATAGTTAAAGTTTTTGTGCTTCCAGAACTTTCTCTTGTAGTAGCATCTTCAAATATCATAATTCTTTCTGCACTATTAGGAATAGTTACAGTTCGATTAGCCGCCAATGTTCCAGTAAGTTTAAAATAAAGATTTTTACCATTCGAAGTTGCACCATTATCTAATGCAAGAGCTTGGTCAGATGAAGCTACATCTAGGGATAGATATCCGCTAGATAACTGCTCTAATATCTGTAAATTAGTGTTTGTTATATTACCCCAAAGACCAGCTTTTTCACCGGTTGTAATAATCTCTAATTTTGAATTTGTTGAAAATGTTGATGCCATATTAAATCGGGTCTATTTCTACCCAAACACTATTAGTATTTGGATCTATTTCACTCCATGTTATTGCCGTTGCATCCTTAACAGTTATAGTCAAAGGTGTTGCATCAGGCGTTACATTTGCTTTACCGATCAATGTAACACTTCCTGTATTCAACGTCAATTGGTTTCCAGTTACTGTTGCGTTAGCAGCTGCATTAATTACTACACTTCCTGCAGCAAGAGTTAGTCCACTCCCTGCAACAGTTACATTAGCTGCAGCATTAATTACTACACTTCCTGTAGCCGCTGTTAAAGGGTTTCCAGATACCGTTACAAGAGCTCCTGCTAATGATGTGGCACTACCTATTGATAATGTTAACGGATTACCTGTTACGTTAATTGAAACGTTAGGATCAAATATCGAATCAGATATCGGAAGAGCAGATATAGCATCAAAACCAAGCATTTATTACGCTCCTTTAGGATACTTAGTTTTTACAGCCTGTCTATCTTCCTGAAGTTTAGTTAAAGTATCTCCACCATCTAATAGTGCGTGAATACAATCCTCATGTGATGGATACTCTGCTTGTCTATTTCTTTTCCATTCTTCTGAGTCATATACTGCTTGTAACTCGGTTTGTTTTGTTGAAACTTCTGACCAAGTAAAAGGTTGTGTATCAGAAAAAATAGCTGAGTTATTTTCATCTGAACCAGAGATATATTTTACATTTGTTTTGTATTCAGCTTCATTAGTTGGATTACCATGAACAACAAACTGAACATTATTATCTAAAGCTTTTATTGCTTGTGCTATACTTATCATTAAGCCTCTACCTCTAGTAATGTCATTGTTGATGCTTTACCACCATGTTGTGAACTAAACTGAACATCAGTATTAATATTAGATATTTGTATTTTATATGTTGTTGAAGAAGTTGTATTAGGTGTATCTTCATAAATTGTTGACCAAATATCTACAATAGCTACAGCAGAATTACCATAATCATAAGTACCTAAACCAGTATCTGCTAAAGTACCTGCATCATTACCCCAAGTTTCAACTGCTGTACTACCTCTTACTATTCTTACATTCACATTCTGTCTATGAGTTGCATTTTGTCGATATAGTAAAAAAGACAGAGCAGGAATAACTAAAATTTTATTTGATGAACTTGTAGGTGTTATTGTTGCTGTTAGTCCTGTATCTGTATAAGTGCCACCACTTGTACTATTTGTATTACTAGTAACTCTATTAATTACTTTTTGTACAATTTTACCTTTAGCAAAGCTAGTTGCACCTGTACCACCATTAGCCGTGGGCAATGTTCCTGTAACATTGCTTGCTAAGTTTAATGATTGATTTGGTCCTAATCTTGTTAATGCCATAATTTATCCTATTCTATTAATTTGTATCCACCAAAAAAAGTTTGAGAAGCAGATCCTATAATATTTTGAGAACCTCCACCCCAATTTACATTTGCAAAAACCTCAAAATAATCTGATGAGCCATTTGATTCGACAACAGTTACCAAAGGCACAGCAAAATTATAACCAAGTGTACCTGTTCTATGGTCTAAAGAATTCACAGCTATTGATGATCCATTTTTATAGATATTTATTGCATACTCTGACATGGTTGCTGATGAACCATTAGCAATATAAATATTTGCATATAAATAATATTTACCACTTGTTTGAGGAGTGTATCTATAATTTGTACTAGAATCAAACGCATTTGCCGTATCGTAAGTTTCCGCATTAAATTGAATTTTTGTAGCAGTGTTATTTGAAATAGATTGATTTCCACTTCTAGTTACATGAAAATTAGGAGTGTTAGTTCCACCAACAGCGGCACCATTGTTCTGTAAAGTCCCTACAATATTTGTAGTGTCACCAGATGCACCGATAGTAATAGTATTAGAACTTTCGTTGATAATGTTATTACCGTCTGCGTCCTGTATCGTGTCTACTTTTAATATACTTGTCATTATACTCCTATTAATTTGTATGCTGAAAAATAACTGTAACGCTCAGAACTATTTCCATTGACCACAAAAGTTCCACTATCTGTTGTGTTTCCTCTACCATATACTTCTAAATAATCAGAAGCAGCTAAATCTACAATCACACTTATATTTTGAGTATCATTGTAAAAAGTAGCACTTGATGTTCCACCCTCAGTAATTGCTTCTTGATTGGTAGAACCATTTTTATATAAGGCTGATCTACAACCTAATAAATTTGCATTACTATCGTATAATAAAAGTTGATATGTAACTAAATATTTTCCAGCCTCTCCACTTGGACAAGTAAATCTGTAGTTACTTGAATTATCATAAGCACTATCACTATCATAAACTTCTGTATTAAATTGTACTTTAGTATAAGTGTTATCACTTAAAGTTTGATCAGAACTTAAAAAAGCCATAAATGATGGAGTGTTATCTCCACCAAAACCTGTAGCAGTTGCACCAGATCCTAAAGCAACAGTCTCTCCAGATTGACCAAGAGTAATAGTTCCTGATCCAGAGCTTGTTTGTATATTCGATACTTTTAATGTTCCGTTTGCCATTATGATCCTATTATTCTATATCCAAAAAAATTTGTAGCTGTTCCACCTTCTGCTTTAAAATTAGCATTATTAGCACTAAAATAAACATCGAAGTAATCTGAACTTCCATTTGCATCCGCTACAATACTAATTGGAATTGTTACATTTGCTCCCCCACCTAAAACATTTGAACTCATGTTTAAATCAGATCTACCAATCGCAGAATTATTTTTTCTTAATTGAATAGAATAAGAGTTATAATCACCAGAAGATGTAAAACCTCTAATTGTTGTAAATAAAGCATACTTACCAGCAGTTTGAGGTGTAAATCTATAGTTTGAAGAATTATCATAAGCATTATCTGTATCAAGTAATTCTGTATTAAAATTACATCTTGTCATTGTACCTGAACCAGAAATATCTTGTGTAGCGCTTAAATAGACTGAAAAAGCTGGAGTCATATTTTCACCAAATCCTGTAGCTGTACCAGAGTTTGCAATAGTAACTCCTGAAGGAATACTGATTGTATCTCCTGATGTACCTAGCGTTAGCGTAGTGCCTGTAGCTGGATCGACTTGATTTGTTTCTAATTTACTCATTATAAAATTACAAATGTACTCCCTGATGGAATCGTAATTGTACCACTAATAGTTATTGGTCCAACCAACGCTCCGTTTGTTGAGCCTGCCATTGACAATGATGTTAACGACTGAGCATTCTTTACAAAAAAGTTTGTAGATAAACTACTTGCGCTTACAGTTCCATCAGTTGGTGTACCGATTTGAAATGTATCACCTAACACGATACCGAAAAAAGTATCTGAAGCAGCAGGATTTCCTGTGAAGGTTATTTGACTGCCTGTTATAGTGAATGCGCTTATTGGTTGTTGTACAACCCCTGAGACAGAAATAATTACGGCTGCTTCGGATTCTGGAGATATAGCAGTCCCATTGACCGTTAAGTTAAACGGTCCTGCAGTTGATCCAGTGAACGACGATGATATGTCGTCCAATATTTGATACGCACCTGTTTGAGGCGCCTTACCGACATAAGCCATGTGTTATTCCTTTACTCAGTTGGGATTGGATTATCAGACTTGACTTTTGCTACATGGTCTTTCCATGTAGTAGTACCGTCTACATTATCGTGGTACTGCATGTCTAGCTGGTCACCCAAATCACCGTAGCTTGCTCTTCTTGTAGCTCTTACTGCGTTTTGTCTTTCAGACAAATCTGCAGCAGCTTCTACAGCTGATAGTTGTGCATCAGTTGGTTTCGCAATAGAAAGGTTCCACTCTTTTATGTAAGGGCCCTGACCATTCGAATCGTCCTGAAGCAAAACGTCTTTTGTAAAGTCAATAGATGCTACACCGTTATCGGCTGCGTATTTACTGACCTTGCTTGATAGTGATGCCATAGTTTTCCTCCTTATTTAATTCTTATATTATGGTTTCGTTGGAAATACAACTGCTTCTACGTCTTCGACTGTTGTAAGTCCTTCTGTTATATCTCTTAATTCTTGCCTGTATGTCTCCATTTCTGATGACATAGTTACATCAGACAATGCATAAAAATCTGTTTCTGCTAGTTTATTGTTTCTTCTCTCTCTTAAATTTTTTAGAGCCATATCAAATTTACTTGGTATTTCAGCTAATCTTTTATTAAAATCTGAAATTTCTTCAGCAGATAAATCTACTAAAACTCCATCAACATATTTTTTCATTATTCTTGAACCCCATACATAATAAAATTACCTTGTGATATGTTTCCACCACTAAAGAAAAATTTTACTCCATCCATTTGAATACTTGTGTCTCTATATGTTCCAGCATAATAGTTAGCTGCTATTGCACCTCCAGTATCTCCATAAGCACCATGTCCAAAAATTGAAGGTGGCATACCATTGTCAAAAAAATCGTTACAATAAATTATACATGAAGTTCCATATTTACCAGAGCCATCTCCCATACCATCTCCACCACCTAGTGTATTTATTCCTCCAGCACTTGTGTTTTCATCACTTCTACTACTACCACCACTATCATAACCTCTTGTTGCATAAGCATATGAAGATGTTTCATAATTACCATCTGATGCATCTCTCATTCTTAAGGTAAGTTGAACATTTGCATTTTCTGGCACTAATCTTCTAATTAATACAGCATGAGTTCTATATGTTCCATCAAACACACCAGTTGTTGCATCAGTAAATTCAACACTAGCTGTATTGGATGTTACGTTTGTTTCTGCTAATTTAATCCATGAACCAGTAGGAACAGCAGCAGGTAAAGCTGTTACTGCATTTAAAGAAGCGTTAGCTACATTACCTTGAGGTATCGTACCAGTTAAAAAGTTTGCCGCGTCTATTTTACTTAATGCCATAATTATGCTCCTATTATTTTGTATGCTCCGAAAAAACATTTTTGATTTGTTCCACCTACAATAGTTGGACTATTAGTTTGAGTATCAGCAAAAACATAAAGTTCTACATAATCGCTTGAACCATTCATATCAACTACTGTTGAGCCATTTATTTCAACAATTCTTGTAAAACTATTTCTAAAATTTATTCCAAAAAAATCTACTCTTGATCCATTTTTATGAACCATCAAACTAACATTTCTCATGTCAGAATCAGCACTTTCTGTTGCTGTCATGCTACCATAAATTAAATATTTACCAGCAGTTGTTGGTGTAAATCTGTAGTTAGTAGAATTATCATAACAACCATCTGTATCATAAAGTTCTGTATCACATTGTAGTTTTGTATCTGTTGCATCAGATATATTTGTATTAGCACTTAAAGAAGCATGAAAAGCAGGAGTGTTTTTTAACAGCCCAGAATTATTAGTTGTAATTTTATCTTGTAGAGTAAAGTTACCTGAACCATCACTAGTTAACAATTCGTTACCTGCGAAATCTTGTAGTTTATTTGCTTTTATAATTGATGCCATTATACTCCTATTAATTTGTATGCTCCGAAAATTGTTCTATTTGCATAAATAGTTGGTGTTCCACTTGATACATCAATATTAGCATAGATTTCAACATAATCAGATGAACCATTAAAATCTATTGTTGAAGCTATTAATAGTGAAGCACTTGTTCCATTATTGCTTCTGTAATCAACATTTACACCTGGCCCATACAAACTTCCATTTTTATAAATGTAAAGAAAAAATTTTTCACAAGCACTAAGACCTGAACTTGGGCCACCTCTTACTATAGAATAAACATAATATTTTCCAGCAGTTGTTGGTGTAAAACGATAGTTTGATGAATTATCATAATTATTATCTGTATCAAATCTTTCAGTATTAAATTGAATTTTAGTTTCTGTATCATTACTTGGGTTTTGATCAGATGATAGATATGCTTCAAAAGCTGGAGTATTTTCTCCACCAACTCCTGTCTGTGTAGCACTAGACATGTTAACAGTTACACCTGATGGCACTGTAAACGTATCTCCAGAACTACCCAGGGTTACTGTGCCGTTATTAGCTATTGGTTCTATGTTTGTTGTTTTAATTGTTCCCATAATATTATTCCGTCATTTTAAATATGTGCATTGATGCTTGTCCACTTTCAACTCTTGGAGTTCCACTCGTTACATCTATATATGCAGTAGCATCAATATAATCACTTGATCCATTTAATTGAACTATTACACTTGTGTTAATTTGATCATTATAGTTTAGACCATTTGTATCCCAATCTCTTGTTGATACTGCACCTTGTATAATAGAGCCATTTTTTTGCAAATTTAAAATTACTTTATCAATAGAATTATCTGCTGTGGTTCCAATTCCTAAATTTGCTGATACAAAATAATATCCAGCAGTTTGAGGTGTAAATCTGTAATTTGTTGATGAATCAAAAGCATTTGCGCTATCTACATTTTCTGTGTTGAATTGTATAACTGTGTGCGTTGCATCACTTATGTTTTGGTCACCACTTCTATATACACTGCAATAAGGTGCAGTTGTTCCACCAAAACCTGTAGCTGTTCCAGAATTAGTTATTGTTGCTCCACTTGGAATAGTGATCGTATCTCCAGAACTACCTATCTCTAAACTAGTTCCTGATTGTGGGTCTACTTTATCTACAAATAATGTTGCCAT